ATGATCAAAGAAATAACAGATACTTCGTCCCTGTCCGACGCGGCGCAAGGTATTTCGCTGCCCGTCTATCGCAATGAAAGCGACGTCAAGGCTGTCGTTGACAATCCGATCCGTGGCCGGGTTGCCGCAGGAAAGGTCAGTCTCGTAATCGAGGTTGGCGAATATGATACCTATTGTGCCTCTGTCAGGTTGTTTGAGGCGCTGATCAGCCAGCTTCGCGAGGATTTCAATTCATTCCTCGCTGAAGCCGGAAAATTTGAGAAACCTATTGGCTGCGAATATTGCCTCGGGCGCGAAGGGCAGCATGTCTACACCCCCATGAACAGGACGCGGCGCTAATGAGTGGCGCTCCCCTCTTCCGGTTCAATGGGAATGTCATCTTCAACCTCAACGTCTTGAGAGACTTCCTTCCAAACCGTTTCCAGACGGTCATAAGCAGTTTGCATTTGATCATGAATGATCGTGCCAAAGTTCATGCCGTCGTTGAATTGTCCCGCGCTGATGTTCGCAGCAACCATCTGCGCAGCGAGCTCAAACAGTTTCTCTTTCGTCATTCAATCGTTCCTTTGTGGTTGGCTCATAAGGGAATGCCAGGTGCCGGACGGCGCTCCAACGCCGTCCGGTTCCGCCAAGGTATCAAGATTCATCAAAACACCAATCGGTTTCACAGATCGCGCCGCTCCCCCTGGCGCGGTGGCGCGCCCGTCATGTCAGCCCCCCACGCCGTGACGGGCACGCATCCCTTCAATCCATCTTCAACCGTCTTTGAACGAGCATTCTCATGACAGTTCCATACGAATATAAAAGCATACCGCTTTACCTGATCGACATTCCGGAAGGCCGCATCCGCCGCCAACGCGCCGAGCGCGTCGAGACGCTGGCGAAAGACATTGCCGTTCAGGGCCAGCTGCAACCGATTGTTGTCGTCGCAACAGAAGATGGTCGTTTCAGCCTTGATGACGGCGCGCTTCGCGTAGCAGCCCTTCGCCAGAACAAGGCCGATGAAATCGATGCCCGCGTTACCCCTATTTCATGGTTGAAGCCACAGGAACGCCGCCTGCGCGAAATCATGATCAATCTCAACCGCGAGCCATATACTGCGCTGGAAGAAGGTGAAGCGCTTGCTGAGTTAAAAGAGGTTTATGAGGCGCTTTACCCTGATACCCGAAAGGGCGTTGCGGGTGGCAAGGCGCGTCAGAAATCAGCAACGGAAATTTTTTCCTTTGCTGCCGCAGCAGCTGAGGCAACCGGCCTATCGGACCGCGCCATCCGCATGGCGGTTGCCATGGTCAATGGTCTTTCATCGGAAACCAAACAGCGTGTGCGCGGTACTAGCGTCGAACGTAAAGCCGTCGATCTGCGCGCCCTTGCTGCAGTGTCGCACGACCTTCAGGCAAAAGCACTTGATCTACTGTTTAGCGAGCCACCACAGGCCGGGTCTGTTGCTGATGCAATAATGCTCGCAGAAGGCCGCAAGCCGGACAACCCGGTCGAAAAGGCATTTCGCAGTTTCAGCGATACCTGGACGCGGTTTGAAGTGCGCTATCGGCGTAATTTCATCCGGGCGCATAAAGATGAAATCCTCTCCATTCTGGCTGAGGAAGGCGCTCTCTGATGGTGAAGCTGCGGGGCGATAGCCTGACGGGCGATCTGCTGGCATGGGAGCCGCCGAAGGTTGCGGCCGGGTTTGAACCCGGCGCGATCCGTGGCAACCGCCTTGCCTCACAGATCAGTCAGGCCGTCGCCCTCGCGCTGAAATCATCCAGCATGTCACGGGCTGAGATCGCCGCCGCCATGTCGATCGAGCTTGGCTATCAAATCTCGGAGAACATGCTGGCGAACTATGCCTCGGAGGGTGGGGCAACAACATTCCTGACTGGATCGTCATCCTGGCTGAAGCCTGTGATCGGGGAAGCCAGTCAGCGATTTCCCGCAAGGTTGGATATTCGGCCTCTGCCGTTAGCCAGGTTCTCTCCAACAGTTACCAGAACGGCGATATCGGTCGTGTCGAGTTGGCCGTACGCGGTGCCTTAATGGCGGAGACTGTTCGCTGTCCGGCGCTCGGCGACATCGCCCGCAATGTCTGCATCTCCTGGCAGCGCAAACCTTTCAGCACCGCAAACGCCCACAATGTCCGGATGTTTCATGAATGCCGGTCCGGATGCCCATTCAGCCATTTGAAGGAAGGAGCATAATCATGCTGTCACATTGCCTTCGCGATATGCGCACCGAGCTTGAAAAGGTCTCGTTCCGCTCCGGGACCACTGTCGAGTTTTCCGCAGCCGAAATCCAGTCCTACATTCTCGCTCTCATCACATATGAGCGCATGGTTCGGCAAATGGAGAGGCAGCTTTCTGCGACTTCACCCGTGCCACCTGTTTCCGGCGACATACTCACCTTTCCACCCCGCACCATCAACCGCCCGCAGCTGACCGTCATCCATGGTGACGGCGGTGATGTGGCCTGACCGTTCAGAGGTATAAAAAATGACCGAAGCAATTGCCACTGCTGCTTTCGCAGGAAACTCCGAACACGGCGTGACCATGGTTGGCGACAAGCCCTACATGGCCGATGCCAAGGGAAACCTTGTCCCTGTGGAAGCGATCAAGCCCGCTGACAAGCTGGAAGATGAAGTTGTCCGCAAGGTCATGCGATACGCATCCAGCCTTTCGGAACAAATCAGCCGGTTTCGCGGTCACACCATGACCGACCTTGGCGAATTTGATGCGCTTCTCCAGCAGGAATATGGCGTCACCAAGGGTGGCCCAAAGGGCAACCGCACCTATCAGAGTTTCGACGGACTGAAGCGTGTTACGGTACAGATTGCCGATTTCGTGGATTTCGGACCGCAGCTTCAGGTCGCCAAGCGCCTGCTGGATGAATGCCTGACCGAATGGGCCGCTGACAGTCGACCGGAAATTCGCGCGGTCATTACGCGGGCCTTCAACACCGACAAGGAAGGCAAGGTCAACCGCTCCGAAATCTTCATGCTGCTGCGGCTCGATATTGACGATCCGCGTTGGCAGGAAGCCATGCGGGCCATCCGCGAGGCGATGCGTATCACAGGCTCCAAGGAATATGTGCGCTTTTACGAGCGGGCATCCATCACCGATCAGTGGCGCGCAGTCACGATCGACATGGCCAAGGCGTGAGGTGAGTGATGGAAAGTTCAACCAAGTCCTACGTTGCCGCACTTCAGGCCGCGACGAAAGCCATCTGCAACGCTGGCCCCACCTACACGGAGATGGCTGAAGCGGCCATTGTAGCTGCTGCACCGCTTCTCCAAACTCCGTCTGTTCAACCAGCAACGGTCAGATGGTGTTTATTTGAAACTGCACCCAAAGATGGGACGTGGTTCCTCGCTTATCGACCTCAGTCAGATTGCGGCACATGGGAGCGCATACCCTCGGACACTGGAGATCAAGAAGGGCGGGAAAGTACGTGAGGAGAAGTATTCCGAGCTGACCTTCCACCGTCTGACTGGCGCTGATCAGCGGGCAATTTCTGCCACGTCCGAAGATTCGATGAACGTCGTCGCGTTTTCGCGTTCGACGCGGATCAGCCAGGCCATCATGAACGTGCTCTATGACAGGCTCGATGCGGCCGACATCACCGCATCTGCGCAGGTATTGTCCTCTTTTTTGGCGAGTGGCCGGAAGACTGGCAAGTAATCCTCGGCGGGATCGCCACTGGATCGGGCTTCTCTGCCGCAGAAATCGACAAGATGGATGCGGCAACCGCCACCTTCTGGTGGAACAGCATCATGGCGTTTCGCAACAAGATCAAAGAGACAGAGGGCTAGACCGTGGCATCAAAATCAATGGCGCTTGATGTTCTGGTCCGGCTTCGCGATCAGCTCTCCAGTCCGATGCGCCGCCTGACAGGCAACCTTCAGAAATTGACCGGCTTTGCGCGCCGTATCGGGATTCTCGGTACGGCGGTTGCCGCTATTTCGTTCATGGGACCGGTTCAGGAAGCCGCAGCCTTCCAGCAACAGCTGCTCGATATTGCAGGCACCGCCGAACTCTCCGGCAAGGCCGCGTTTGATTTCGCGGCCAAGGCCAAGGTTGAGTATGAAGAACTGGCCCTTGTCATCGGTCAGGCGTCGGAAACGATCGCGGCCGGTGCAGGCCAGATGATTGCTGCCGGTGTCGATCAGAAGCTGATCGACGCCACCATTGGCGATATCGGGCGCGCCGCCACAGCTGCGAATGCAGAATTCTCCGACATGGCCGGTGTTGGCACGGCCATGCTCAACAACCTGAAGCTTCCCGCCGATCAGATGCGCGACAGTCTTGGTACGCTTGTGATCGCCGGTAAGGAAGGTTCCTTCGAGCTGAAGGACATGGCGCAGCATTTCCCACGCCTGACTTCGCAGGTGGCCAAATTTGGTGTGAAGGGCCGCGAGGCCGTCAACTTCCTCGGCTCGGCACTCCAGATCGCCATGAAGGGCACGTCCGATCCGTCGATTGCGGCGAACAATCTTTCGAACTTCCTGTCGAAGGCGCTGTCTGAGCGCACCATCAAGAACTTTGCTGGCATGGGCGTCGATATTCAGGCGGTCATGCTGGATGCTGCATCCAAGGGCATCAATCCGCTGGAAGCCATGCTGCAGAAGGTCGGAAAGCTCACCGGCGTCGGCGAAGAGCAGATCGGCAAATACATGAAGGCCGCAGAAAAGAACGGCCTCAAGGGTGCCGAGGCGCTTGCCTATGTTCGCCAGCAGTTGGAAGCGATCGGCGCGGCCAGCAAGGTTTCCGAGCTGTTCTCCGATCAGCAGGTTCTGGATTTCATCGTGCCGTTCATGGCGAACGTGCAGGAATACAAGGATATCAAGGAAAAGGTGGCCGCTGCGACGGGTGCAGCGATCGACACCGACTTCGAAACGCAGATGGCGGGCATGAACCGACAGCTGACGATCCTGAACGAAATCGGCACACAGTCCATCCGCGAGGTCGGCTTTGCGTTCGGTGAATGGCTCCCGACCATCAATGAATGGTTGCTCGCGGGTATTCGTTGGGTGCGGCAGATCGATCAGGCGACAGGCGGCTGGATGAAAACCCTGCTGACCGGCGCGGGCGGTGTTGTTCTCCTGGTCACGGCGCTTGGCGCGCTCGGCCTTGTCCTTCCGATTATCGGTGCTGGCCTTGGCGCGATCGGTGCTCTGATCGGCGTTATCCTGTCACCGCTTGGCATTGTCATCGGCCTGCTGGCTGGCGCTGGCGTGCTGATCGCCAAGAACTGGGACAAGGTCGCGCCCAGGCTCATGAAGTTCTGGGACGGCCTGAAGGACCGCGCCTCCAAGGCATGGGAAGGCACGAAGCGGCTCTGGGGACAGGCGCAGCCTTATCTTTCCCGCGTCTGGTCGCGTGTGTCGGACGGCGCGGTTCGTGCCTGGAACTATGTGGCAGATGCTGCACCGCGTGCATGGTCGCGGATTTCCAACGGTGCCCGCTCGATCTTCGCCAATATCAATTTCGACAGTCTGAAGGTCGGCAGTTTGAAGGTTCTTGAAGGCGTCTTCAACGGGCTTCAAACCGCATGGACAGCGCTAAAGGATATTGGCAAAGGCATCGAACCTTCGCTCGCGCCGATAGGCGAAAGCCTGAAACGCACCTTTGGCCACATGGGCGATACCTGGAACAACCTGAAGGATTTGGGCAGTGCGCTCGGTACGCTTGCCAGCAACCTGATGCAGCTTGTCGGTTTTGACACCAGCAAGATGAGCGGCTTTGCACGCACCATGGGCGAGTGGCTTGGCAAGCTGGAACTGCTGAAATTCACCGGCCTTGAGAAAATCTGGCAGGGCATTTCTGCACTCACGAAGGGGTTGGCCGAGCTTGCGAACTGGGCTGCGGGCAATGCAGATATGCCGGACTGGTTAGAATGGTTTCCGGAGAAGGCTGGCCAACTTGTTGGAAACCTTGCTTCCGGCGTCGAAAAGCTGTGGGGCTTCCTGAAAATGCCGATCGAGCTGCCGGTGTTAGCCTGGGACGCGCTCGCCGCTGGCTTCGAGCCTGTCTACAACAAGATCAAAGGCTGGCTCGATGGTATTGTCAGCGCGGTCAATGCCGTGAAGCAAGCCATTCTCGGCGTTCCGGCAGATATGAAAGACTTCAACGGTCAGATCACTGGAAAAGATGCTCGCGGTGCGTTGAACGGAAACCTTGTGGTTCCTCCATTGCCGGAGCTGAAGCGGCCAACGCCCGCAAACGGCAACAGTCCTGATCAGCGCGCCAGTCTGTCGACGCCAACACGCCTTGCGGCTGTTGCCGGTCCGGCGCAATCAGTCAATGTCGGTGGCGATATCCGCATCAAGATCGATGGTCCGGGCAGGCTCGCAAGCGCTACGTCCGACAACAAGAATGTCGGGCTTACGACCGATCGCGGCCGCGTCATCGGCAGGGCATAGAGGCAATCATGATCTTCGACAGCATCAGCGACGTTCTGCCAGGACTACTTCCAGCTTCATATCGTGGCATTTCATTCCACGTGCCCGATACCTCAACACAGGTCGGGCGTCGCGTTGCCGAGCATCTGTTCCCCGGTATCGATCAGGCGGCGTATGACGATTTCGGCCTTGCGACACAAACCGTCCAGGTCGAAGGGCTGGTCGTCAGCGATTCCTATATTGCCCAGGCACAGGCCCTGAAGGCTGCATTCGAGACGCCGGGGCCGGGAACGCTCATCCATCCATGGCTTGGCCCGATGCAGGTCATCATGGAAGAGACGGCCGAAATTTCCTTCGCCGCCCACGAGCTGCGCGTCGTCCGCTTCAGCGCCACCTTCAAGCGCTATAATGGCATGGGGCTTTCAGGCTTTGCATCCACCGCCTCGGCGCTGGTCGGTTCCGCCCTTTCGCTTGTCTCGCTTGCCGCGTCTCTCACGACATCGACATCGAGGCGAACCCTGTCCCGGCTTCGCACCGACGCAACACAGCGCACCGCCCGACAGGTTGTCTCCTACTGGCAGTCCAGCGCCGGTCGGGCTTCTGCCATGATTACCGCAGCTTTGCCGCAAACCTTGCCCGCCACACCTGAAGCCTTGTCCAGCGCCGCCAGTTCGGTGACGGACACGATCGTCAATCTCGTTCCCGATCTCGCCGGAACGCCTGCCGTTGCCCCGGCCGCAGAGGCAACCAGCCCCTCCACCGGCCTGTCTGCGCGTCAGGCGCTCGATATTAACGCCAGTGCCAGTGCTGCCTTTGTCGTTCTTGCCGGTGATACCGTATCGCGTCCGGACACGGTGCTGTTGGCCGGAACGGCAGGCGATGCGCTTGCCAAGGCTGGACAGCTTGCAGCCTATGTCGAGTTCGGATCGCGCTCTGAAGCAAGCGCGCTGCGCGACAGCCTGGTCGGCCAACTGGATGCCTATACCGATCTACTATCCAGCCTTTCCGATTCCGATTTTGCTGCCGAAGCCAGCGCCACCATCCGCGCCACCCGCGATGTCCGCTTGTGCCTGATTGCCGATATCAATGAAGCGATCGGACGCTTGCCAGCATCGCGCATCATCGAAACCGATCGACCGTCAGATGCCTTCCAGATCGCCAATCATATTTATGGTGACGATCCGTCCGCGATCGAGGACGGCTATCTCTCGATCATCGAGCGCAACCGGCCGCGCCATCCAGCCCGCATTCCGGCAGGCCGCGTCGAGGTGACCGAATAATGGCGCGCTCAATCTGGCTGAAGGTGAACGGGCAGATATTCGACCAGTGGACGAATGCCAACATCACCCGCGACCTCAAGGATTTCAGCGGGTCTTTCAGCTTCGAGCTGCGCGATTATAGCCGGGCGCTTTCCACCTTCGATTTTGCATCGCCAGCAAATGCAGTCTTCAAACTGAAACCTGGTATGGAAGCGGAAGCTTATGTCGAGGATCAGCTCGTCCTGAAAGGCTATATCGAAACTGTTTCACCCGATATCGATGAAGAGCGCGCCATGGTCTCGATATCTGGCAAGGACAAGGCGGGCGATCTGGTCGACAGCACGGCCGCGCCGACTGGTCCGTCCGAGTTCAACAACGTGAAGCTGGAAGAAGCGGTCAAGCGCATTGCAGAGCCGTTCGGGCTTTCCGTCCGTTCCGAGATCGATACTGGCGATGCATTCCCGCGCTACGGTATCGATCTTTCCGAAACGGGCCTGAGTGCCATCGACAAGGGTACGCGCCAGCGCCATGCCCTGGTCATGTCGGATGGCGTCGGCGGTGTCGTCATCACCCGGACCGGAGCCAATCGCGCTCCGGCAGCACTTTCGCTGCCGGGGAACGTGAAAGCCTCTTCGGGCCAGTTCACCCATAAGGACCGCCATTCCAAGGTTATTGTGCGCGGGCAATCGGAAAAGGCAGCAACCGTTCGTGACGGCCGCGCTGCACCGCTTCTGGGCGGCAGCGCTCCGGTAAAACCGGAAGACAGGCAAGCAACCGACGGTTCGGCCACCGAACGCGAGCGGCGCGGCGTTGTCGCCAGTGGCGAGGCGACCGATGACGAAATCAGGCGCTATCGCCCGATCGTCCATCTGGCCCGCTCCAAGGCCGACGACAAGGGCTGCAAGGATGAAGCCGACTGGCGTATGCGCACCAAGCGCGGCGAGAGTGAGGAAATCTCCTATCGCGTTCATGGTTACAAGGCAAACGGGCGTCTGTGGCGGGTCAATGAAATGGTCGAGGTCTCCGATTCCTTTCAGGATGTGTTTCGCGACATGCTGATTTCCCGCGTCACGTTCCTGCAGCAGGAGGACAGTGGCTGCGAAACAGAGATTGCCGTCACGTCGCCGGAAGCCTTCGACAACAAGCCTGTAAAGGGCCGTCGAAAGAACGTTAAGAGACGTAAGAAGAGCGGCAAAAAGAGCAAGGGCAAGGGATCGGGCGGGCCGCTGGACGGCACCGCATCGGCATTGTGAGGTGGACCATGGATCATGAAACTGCCAGCAAAGTTCGTGGGATTGTCCGCCGCGTCGTTCTGAAAAACATCAACGATGATGGCGAAACCCAGACCGCTTCCGTGGAAGTTGCCCCCGGCATCTGGCGCGACAAGGTCGAGATCATGCAGCCTTACGGGTTGGCGACCTCGGCACCTGAAGACGGCGCACTTGCACTCGCCGTCGCCATTGGTGGCAACGAGGATGACATTGTTCTCTTGCCGGTCGGAAATCCATCGGCGCGTATGGGCGGTTTGAAGCCCGGTGAAACTGCGCTTTATAATCAGCATGGCGACGGAATACTTGTCGGCGCTGACGGTACCATCAGCGTTCAGGCTGGAGCGTCGATCGTGCTGAAGGTTGGCGGCGTCACCGTGACAATATCAGCCGGTGGCGTTGCCATCGAGGGAGGAACCGTCACTCATGACGGCAAGAACATCGGCTCAACCCATGTTCATATCGGCGTCTCACCCGGAAACAGTACCACCGGCGTTCCGCAAGGATAATCAGTTTCGTGCCCGCTTCGGCGGGCATGATCGTTTTCGCGCGCGCGCGATAGAACCGGGGCATGTTTTACGATGTGGCACTCATCTATGACCCGGAAACCCGTCGCGCTGATCTGGAGATCGGCGCGGATGGTGATCTCGTCATTGATGAAACCCCAATCACACCGGTTCTTCTTTCTGTCGGCCTTGATCGCCGTGCCAATCCCGACGATCCGCTGCCGGAGGGCCGCTCACAATTTCTGACAGGGTCCGGCATCGATGTCCGGCGCGGTGCTGCTGCCGACGCGCTCGATCCCTATGGTGAGCGTATCGGTTCGCGCTGCTGGTTGCTTGACCGCGCTAAAGAAACCGAAACAACCCGCCTTCTTTACCAGAGCTGGCTTGCCGAAAGCGTTGAATGGGTGACCTCCGACACCGGCATTCCAGCCGAGATCGAGACCGTATGGGTCGCGCCGCAAATGCTCGGCTGGCGCGTCCTTGTCGATGACACCGCTATTTCCGGGCGGAGGACTGCCTGATGCCTTGGCCCGTTCCATCCGCAAAGACCATCGCTGAACGCATCGCCTCGGCCATGGAGTTCAGCATTTCCGTTGTGCGGCCGCTTGTTGATCCGCTTGCGATTTCCCGTGCCGTTCGTTCGGCTCGCGGCATGCTCGCCATGATTGGCCGTGCCGTCGCACTGGAAGCGCGCGAGATCCACGATCATGTCGCATGGTGGGGCAGACAGTACTTTGTTGATACGGCCGAAGACGAGTTTGTCCAGCGTCATGCCGATATCTGGGGCATTGTAGCCCGTCCGGCCACATTCGCTGTCGGCAGGCTGGATATTGAGGGCGCGGCAGGAACACCCATTCCTGCCGATCTTGAAATCGCTAGTTCTGATGGCACGATCTTTAAAACTACGGAAACCGCGATCATAGGTCCAAACGGCGGCGCTTCTGTCTCGGTCATCGCTTCTATTGCAGGACCAACGGGCAATCTGGAAGCTGGTATCAGGCTGCGCACGGTCAATGCCTTTCCTGAGATCAATCGTATTGCAGTCGCGGCCGAAGGAATTGCAGGCGGCGCGGAAGCGGAAACACCAGCGGAACTGGCCGACGCGACCATGGCCTACATCCGCCAGCGCCCGCATGGCGGCGCTGGCTTCGACTTTCCGACCTGGTTGCGCGAAAAATTCGCGGTTCGTGCCGTAAAACCGGAAACCGACTGGATCGGCCGTGGTTCTGTCGGCGTCATTGTCGCCATGAAAGATGGCACTTCTGCCCGTGCGCCGACTGAATCGGAAATGGCTGAGATGCTCAGCTATTTGGGCGCTCCCGGTTCGTCTTCAGGCGTTCGGCCGGTTACAGCCCATGTAGTCATTGTGCCTGCCGAAATGCGGGCGATCCCGATCACGGTCCGCGTGAGACCAGACAAGGTCGCCACACGCGCAGCCGTGCAGGAGGCGTATGCGGCCTTCATCGCGTCGATCGGCGATGCGAACGACGACCAGAACGAAAGTCCGATCGGTGCCCGTATTGAACCGTCACGGATTTCCGAGGCGATCTCAGCCGCCTCGGGCGAATACGCCCACGATCTGATCTCGCCTTCGGTGCCGTTCACACTGGACCGAGACCAGTATCCGCTTCCAGGCGAGATCATGTTTGAGGACCCGCTATGACCCGTCCGCAGTCAACCATCCTCGCCAGTCTCATCGGTAAGCTTCCACGCGGATTTGCGCTCGGGAAGCGTGAAGGCGTTCTCGATGCGATTCTTGATAGCATTGCAAAGGTTCTCGTCCAGGCCGAGGCCGACGCCGAAAGCCTGATGAACGAAATTGATCCGCGCACGGCCAATGCGCTGTTGCCTGATTTCGAGCGCGTTCTTGGCCCCGATCCTTGCGGTCGCGATCTTAGTAATCAGACGCTCGAACAGCGCCAGCGCCGGGCGCACCAGCGCTGGATCGCCAAGGGCGGTGCAAGCATTCCGTACTTCGTCAAGATGGCGGCAAGTCTCGGACATACCATCGAAATTGAAGAGTTCTGGCCTTCCAAGGCGGGAGTGCTTCGGGCCGGTCAGGCTCTGATTGCCGAAGGCGAACAATTCACGTGGCGGGTAAAGCTTCAGCTTATCTCGGAATGGATATTCCGTGCAGGCGTCAACACGGCCGGTCAGCCACTCGGTGGCTTCGAGATGAGCGATATCGAATGCGAGCTTCGCCGCCTGAAGCCCGCGCACACTCAACTTGTTTTCTCATACGTGGAGAACTGACATGGATCGCGTCAACGGCACGGATTGGGTCGATATTGGCGGTGGCAGACGTGGGTTTCGCTCGCAGAATGCTGCAGCGGGTATTCCAGGAACCGAAGTCACTGACAAAATTCTGAATGATGTGCAGGAGGAAATCTGCGCTGTCATCGAGAATTCGGGCTTCGCCCTTGACCCTCAAAACCAGCAACAGCTTTGGGAAGCGCTGCAATCGATCGCCGCTCCTGGTTTTGCAAACCGTGCCGCCTGGTTGCCGGTCATTTCGCTGACCATAACAGCTCCGCCAAACGATGCGGTCTTGGGCGATGCATATGTGATCCCTGCCGGGGCAAGTGGTGCTTGGGCTGGTAACCAGCAGAAGCTTGCTGAATGGACCGGAAGATCGTGGCGAATTGTGAATACGAAAGACGGCCATGGGGTCAGTCTTCCCGATGGTCGAGTATTCGAGAAGATCGCGGGAACATACATCGAAAAACTCGCTCTCGACGTTCAGGGAAGCCAATGGAGCTATGCGGTTGCAGGCGGCAGCGCTAATGCCCTGACAGCCACCCTATCACCAATTCCGCAATCGCTGGCCGTTGGGATGGCTATCCGGGTGAAGATCGCTCAGACAAACAGCGGTCCGGCAACGCTCAATGTCAACGGCCTTGGAGCCAAGCCTATTCGCAAGGCTGATGGCGGCGCGACGGAAGCACTCGACCTCCTGTCAGGGGCAATTGTTGAATTGAACTATGACGGTGCGGCGTGGCAGATCGCAGGCAGCTACGTGAGTTCAATGCCAGCAAGGCATACGCAATCCTACACAGCCGCTGGAACTTACACTTTCATTGTCCCGACCGGAGTTTATTGGGTCTTTGCGCGCGTATGGGGCGGTGGCGGCGGTGGTGGCGGGGCTGCAAACAATAACGCTGTCGGTCGTGGAGGCGGCGGATGCGGCTACTCTGAGGGATGGGTCGCGGTAACGCCTGGACAATCGCTGACACTCGTCGTCGGTGCGGGAGGCGCTGGCGGAGCTGGTGGCGCATCCCCTCAAACAGGCGGGAATGGCGGCACATCGAGTGTCGGTGGCATATCAGCTACGGGCGGCAAAGGCGGTGGTTACTCCACTTCGGGCGGCGGAGTATCAGGTGGTGACCCAGGCGGCGGATTTGGTGGCAGTGCGAATTTTTCGGGCCAAGGCGGTTCGATCGGCTACCGCATCGCGGAGGGTGCGTGGATCGCCCCAGCCGGAGGCGGTGCATTCGGAACGCCATCCTCCAACGTTCACATCAATGACATCGGCTATCTTGGATACGCACCGGGCGGTGGCGGTTCTGGCGCATGCACCAACGCTGCCGGTGGATCTGGCTTCGATGGCCGAATTATTCTCCAGTACTGAGGTATGAGAACATGAGATATGCACTGATATCCCAGGGCAGCGTCATCGATGTCGTGGAACTTGATGATGTAATCGATCCGCTTGATGTTTTTGCAGTTGAATTAGCTCCAACGCCTTGTGATGAAGATGTGGAGAGTGGCTGGCTATACGACGGTGAAGAGTTCGCTCTACCTGTCGAGCCAGAGCCGCAACCTGAGCTGGTTCCAGATGAAATCAGCCGGCGCCAGTTTTTTCAGCAGTTGGCCGTTCTTGAGATCATCACCAGACAAGAGGCGCTTGATGCACTGGACGGCGCAATTCCAGCGCCTCTACAGGCGATCATTGATCAGCTCCCCACGGATGATGACAAGTTCAATGCCCAGATGCTGGTGAAGGGTGCCCAGAATTTCAATCGTACCAACCCTCTCGCGGAAATCGTTCGGCAAGCCATGCAATGGACAATCGAGCAGAAGGACAATTTCTGGCGACAGGCCGCAAAGCTCTGAGGTGAACTATGAGTGCAGTTATTGGCGTTCTTCTGGACGAGTTGCGCGGCCTGCTATCGATCGAACATGACGGCTCGATCACATGGGATGAGCTTCAGGAGTTGAAGAACGAACATTTCGGACCTGATGCAGTGGCGATTGAGGTTTATCCGCCGCATAGCCATGTCGCGAACAGTTTGCCTATGCGCCACCTGTGGAAGCTTGGTGCTGGCGAATATTGGCCTGATCTGACCGGCCAAAGGCTGGTTGGCGATCTGACCTTGCGTGATCGCGAAATACTCACACGATCGGAGATCGAATTTCATCAGCAGCGTAAAGCGGAGGTGAAGTGCACTATTTCGACTGAGCTTGATGGGCCGGTCGTGGTGTCCATGGATGGTATTCACCTTTGGTCAGCAACTGACAATTGGGGAAAACCTCCGGCACCAAAACGGAAGTAGGGACGGCCACGTCAATTCGTGGCGGCGGGCCGATCCGGCAAGATAGAACCCGCCCGACAGCCATCCGAGATAACCGTCGCATCCGTGCCCTTTCGGGCAATTGGTTTGTGACCGATTCTCTTAGGAACGTACATGAGCCAGAAGGCCGATTTCACAACCGTCGATCCTGTTTCGCCGCCCGCAGCCTATATCGGTGGGAAGCGCCAGCTTGCAAAGCGCATCTGCCAGAAGATTAATGCTATATCGCATTCACTGTATGCTGAGCCGTTCGTCGGCATGGGCGGGGTGTTTTTCAGGCGCATCGCAGCGCCACGCGCCGAGTTCATCAATGACCGTTCAAAAGACGTCGCGAACCTGTTTCGCATTCTTCAGCGTCATTATCCGCAGCTCATGGATACGCTCCGGTTCCAGATCACGAGCCGAGCGGACTTCGAACGGCTGACAGCCACCGATCCCGATACACTAACCGATCTGGAGAGGGCTGCGCGCTTTATCTACCTTCAGCGCCTGACGTTTGGAGGAAAGGTGGCCGGACGATCATTCGGCATCAATTACAGCGGATCATCAAGATTCAACCTGACAACGCTCGCACCTATACTCCAGGAGGTTCACGAACGGCTTGCTGGGGTGGTTATCGAGAACCTGGACTGGCAGGCGTTTATTGATCGGTATGATAGGCCAGAAACGTTGTTCTATCTCGACCCGCCTTATTGGGGCACGGAAGGTGTTTACGGGAAGGAGCTATTCAGTCAGGACCAGTTCGAAATTCTTGCCGAGCGCCTTGACCGCATCAAGGGACGGTTCGTCCTGTCGATCAATGATGTTCCACAGATACGAACCATATTCGCTGGCTTTCAGATCGAAGGTGCTGAGCTGACCTATTCGGTTTCAGGAGGAAAGGGAAAACAGGTGCGGGAACTGATCATCAGCAACGCTCCTTAA